AACGCTGATCCGGCCTCCGAGCCGTCGTCGGTTGGATCGCACTCGCTGGGCGCGACCATCAGGTGCTCGCACGAGAGGCAGTGAGTCCTGCCGTTGCGTCCGATGAAAAGGAACGCAGTGCGCGAGCACTGGCAGCGGCCGGGCACACTGGAAACGACGAGGACCGCGCCTCGGTCAAAGAGAAAAGAGCTGGTACCGGAATTGATCATCTAGTTCTCCTCGAAGTTGCTGTCGACGATGGGTTTGCCTTGCGCGGCAAAGTTCCTGTGCAGTTGCTTCGTGATCAGCAGGAAGTCATGATCACAGCGCGCCTTGACAATGAGCGGACCAGAGAGAAGCTGCGGGTAAGGAACCTTTGTCGCGGTTATCATCACCTTCGCGATCCGCGCGCTCTTCTCCATCTCCTGCTTGGCGTTGAATTGGGCTTGGAGTGCGCGCAGCTCACGGTTTTCTTTGGCCTCGCGCTGTGACTGGCGTCGTTTGCGCCAGCAGAAGAGCTTCGCGGCAAGAAACACCTCCGCGTCACGCAGGATGATGGCGACGATGGCGGTGAGAAGGTATGGAAGCGCTGCGCGGATCATGCGAATAACCTCTCGCAGTTCTCCACGATGCCGCACCAACGGCTCGAAGAAATCACGGGTTTCAGCTGGTCGACCAACAACGTGTAGTAAACATCTCCATTTGAAGACATCTGCCGAACCCGGAATATGATCTTTTTAAGTTCGCCGATGGAGATGTGCCCGGACAAAAGCCCAGCAAAGAATGCGAGCTGCGGCGTTGTCCAATTTGCCGGATAAGTTTTCATAAGCTCACCCGTTGCAGCAGGTGGTCACTCACGTCGCCCAGGTCTTCATCGGCGGCGAGCGAGGGGTTGGCTATCTCCATGGCTTCGCGGACGAGCTGGAGCGCCGTTACCGGCGCTCCGTCCTCGAGGTAGATTTCGGCCAGGCCGAGATTCTTGACCAGATCGCTGTGGTTGGGGACTGAGACTTTCATGCATTCCTTCCTTTCTCAGTGAGAAAAAACCTTCCATCTTTGCGGCGCACTGCCATGTCATCTTTTTCCAGGCAACGAAGCGCGAGAGCAGACTCCAGCCGCGTCATGCCCGAGTTCTGCGCCAGGTGTGCCGGGAATATTCCGTCGCGGCTGAATTGAGTGGCCCTCATAAAAGTGAAGGCCAGCCAGATCGCACGGTTCGCAGTGGCGTACGGCTGTTTCACTTCTTGGCCTCTTCGTTCTTTGGTTCCACGGTGAGGCGCGGCGCTTTGTCTTTGATCTGCACGGCCTGAGCCAGCAGCTTGCGCAGGTTCGACGGCGCGCCCTTTGGAAGTGGCAGGGCGATGAGCGCCTGCGCGCCCTTCGCGAGTTTGTATTGCGCTTCCACCACGAACAGCTTGCGGAAGAACGCCATCAGGCCAGCGCGTTTTAGTGACGCCAGGACTTTAGCCGCGGCTGCTTTGTTCACACTGACGCTCTGGCCTTCGCTGACCGTGACTTCCCAATCGTCGCCTTCGATGCGCAGCGACTTCTCAGCCTTTGGAGGCGTCACGCCGTGGAGCTGTGTCATTTTGATCAGTTCATCGCCGAGCATATCCACGCGATCCTGTGCTTTCGCGAGATTCTCTTTTGCGTCGGCATACAGACCAGCGAGGGCATCGATCTCTTGATTGGTGATGGGAGGGAAATCCGTTTTTTCAGTCAATGCAATATCCTCGTGCGGCCTTATCTCGCCGCCTGGCTCTGCTCGGCTTAAGCCGGCTGGTAAATTGTTCGGGGTTGCTTTGCGGCTTCCGCACGACGGCGGATGGCCGCAGCCAAAATGAATTCAATAGCGCGGCACGCGGAACAACGATCCATCAGCCGCACCAGGTCTCTCTCAAAGCGCGCGTGCTCTTCCGGGCCAAGTTCAGCGCGAAGCGCCATTAGAAATACGCGGGTGTTCCCGCAGACTCTGTACTCGCTCCAGAGCGCACAAAGCAGGTCGTAAATGTTGTTCGTCGGAAGGAAAGTGCAGGAAGTGATCATGCCGACTTCCTCCCTTTGGGTTTCGGGAACCGTGGTGACATCGCGTCTTCGACTTCTTTCAGAATTCGCTCAAACCGCTCCTTGCCGCAGCCGTTCGGGATGACCAGGACGCCCTCGCCGTCGATCTCGCATATCTGGTTCCAGATGAGTTCAAAAACATCAGCATCGGAAATCTTGCTCATGCTGCGCCTCCAGCCACGCGCGGCGCTTCCAATGTCTTCAGCGCGAGCCAGCGTTCCACCAGCTTCTGCGTGCAGCTATTGCCGCAGGCGTGCTTCACGCCATCCGCGTCGGCCGCTTCGCGGTCCCACTCAGCTATTTGCAGGTTGCTGTGCCCGTCGAAGCTGGTGACGAGCACGCGCCAATGGTTAGTGCTGCCCTTGGCGATGCCGCAGATATCGCAAAAGTAGGAGTCAGGCTTTTTCATTTGCTCACCATCTGAAACGCGCCGCGCAACCATGCAGCGACGACGTGCCCGGAGAAGTAGACGACGGCAAACATAAAGACCAGGGCGACGACGACTTCAGCGATTCGCTCAGAGATGGGCTTCATGCTGTTCCTCCATTCGCGGTGAAACAATCCGAGCATCGTTTGCTCTTAGGAGTTTTCAGGTTTTTGGGATCGCCGTAGACCGGATGCTCCTGGTAGACAACGTGGCCACACTCTAAAGTCAAGCGCCACTGATAACCGGAATCCTTGGCCGCGAGGACCTTGCGCAGCGGTTTCAATCCGACCTTTGTCATTGCACACCGCCCGGCGTCGCGGCTTCCTGCTTCCGCAGCTTCACTTCGTCGATGGCCCAGAAGAGATATCGAGCGGAGATGTATTTGCGCTTCTCGCCACGGTAGTAATCAACTTCGGAGGATTTCGCGATCATGTCCGCCATGGAGCTGGCGGAGATCTTTGGCAGCTCGCTCTTCACGATGCCCTGTGCCTCGTCCAGGGCGAGGCCGGGCAATCCTTCGCCCTTGCGGATGCGCGAGCGCCACTGTCCCATATCCAGGCGATCAAAGATGTCTTCCAGCTGATGTGATCCGGCGAACAACAAACCGACGAGCCCGATGTCGAGCAGCTCGCGCAGCGTTTCCAGGCACTCGATGCTGAGGAACTGCGCCTCGTCAAATACCAGGAGCACCTTGCCCTTGCGCAGCTCATGCCGCAGGTTATTGATGATCCGGTCTGTATTCCCGGCAGCAAGAGAGCCAACCACCATGGCGATCCGCTTGAGCAAGTCGCAGGGCTTGATTCCGATGCGGCAGCGGATGAGGAAGGCCCGGCGATCTGGTGTTTCTTTAATGACTTCCTCGCGGTTGACTTCCGCAATCAGATGTTCCAGCACGAAGGTCTTCTGGCAGCCAGGCGCGCCGCGAAAGTAATAAGCGCAGCGCTGGTGCAGCGCGCGAATGAAGCAGTGACGAATCAGCTCGACGTTCCTCGTCTCATAGAGCGAGCCCTGCGCCTGCGTCGGCTGTTCCACGGGATTGCGGTCCATGTAATCGACCAGCGCGGCGCAGATGCCGGCGTCGTTGCCGGAAACGTGGTGGTAGCGATCATTTAAAAAGAGATTGAGCGTGGGACGCGCGTACCCGATGCGCGAAGCAAGATCGGAAGTGTTCAGCCCGGTGACGGCCATGTAATGCTTCACGCGGCGAATCACTTCACGCCGGCGCGTGGCCGTGACCACAAGAAGGTCTGTTTTCTGTTGACGAGTTAAAGGCATTGGCTATTCCTCTTGGTAGCTGTCCGCAATGTCATCGACGTGCATGCGCGGAAGCGCACGCTCGCCGACCGCCTTGGGGACAGACAAGGCGTGTATGTTGGGTTGAACCGAGCTGGCGGCAGCGCGGCGTCTGAGTGCATCAAGTTCGGTGACATCGCCGGCAATCGCGCGCTGGCGCGCCTCGGCGGCAAGGAGTTGTTTTACGGCCGTGCGGACGCCGCCTTCTTTACGCATGCGCAGGCGGATCATGTCGCGGTCCGTTTCGCCGTGGACCGCCATCTCCTGCGAGCGCAATAGACCAAGATACTTTGGCTCACGCTCATTGGTCAGGGCGATGGCTTCACTCAAGTTTCTTGGATCACGCGCGATGATCACTTTGTTCGGCGTGCCATCTGGTCCCTCTCCAACGAGAGGCATCAGCGCGGCAAATGAATCGGCGTCCGCAGGCTCGAAGCGGAATTTATCCAGACGTACTCCGCCGCCTTCGCACACCACGCGTGTATCGCGTTCCCAGAAGAGCTGCGCCACGTCTGCGGGATTGACCGGGCTGCGGCGCGCTGGCGGAAGCTCGGCATCGTAAACGTCGGCAGGACAACGTCCGCTCATGCCCTGGCCTCTGTGCGGTGTCTCATTGAACTCATCGAGCCAGCACGCTGCGCCCTGGATGAATTCAGACGCTGCCCGAAGGGGCGAAGGCGCGCCAGTCTTCATCGCCTTTTTGTGATCGTTCAAGACAGCCGCGCAATCGTCGGGGCGAGTTGCGGCTGATGTGCCGCAATAGAAGGGACGCCAGAGAACATCGAAGCGCTTATGCAGCCCGGCAAAGAAACTCTCAATCTGCTTTGACTGCGGATGTTTCGGCAGACAATGTTGCGATTGAATGCCCAGCCGCATGAGCACGCCGGTCTGGTCGTCAGAAAGGCGGTTGTAATCCTTGCCGTTGTCGATGTAGAAAACTTCTGGCCGGCCAAAGAGACGCATGCCCAGCAACAGCGCCGAGCCTATGCTGCGCGAGCTGGGCGTCGCGCACCAGGTGGGAGCAACCACGCGGCGCGAACGCATGTCAACGATGCAGGTGAGCCAGGGACGCAGCGCTTCGTTCTCCGCCAGTTCTGGAAAGACCAGATGGCCGTTGTCCGCCCGCCTGTCATTGCGAACCCACACGTCGTGGATCATGTGATCGGAGATCCAGTACTGGTTCACGCGGATCTTCGAGATGTCGCGGATGATGTAGGGCGCGGCCTGCTCTTTGTAAACCTTGTCGCCATCGCGCGCGATCATCTTGACCAGCGGCGCAATCTCACGCGCGAGGTAGACGCGCAGCGTTTTGTAGTCTGGAGCCTTCGCGCTGCTGAAACGATGCCACTCACGCAGCAGGGCGCGGTGGACCAGCGCCACGCTCAGACGCTCATTGAGATATTTGTTGCGGCAGAAAGCCGCTGCCTCAGGATGATCGCGGAAGACGCGGGATGTCCCAGCATCGGAACGCTCGCGGTCCGCGAGAGCGCCCGGACCGTCTTTGGTGAAACGCTTCCACCAATCCCAGATGCTTCTCTCCGCGAACTTCGTGACGGTCGAAAGATGCTGAACGATGGCGCTCAATGTGGTGAACTCTTCACCGCTTGCGGCGCGGAATAGCGGTTTGTGACCATTGGTGCGATTAACGAAGTCGATCATCGGCGCGATGACCTTCAGCCTCTGTGTGGCCAGCGCTCGCGACTCTTCATCCAACGCGTCCATAGCCATGACCACGCGTTCGCTCTTTGGCTCTGGCAATGTGGCAACAGCGGTGATGGACTGCTTGATCGGAACCAGCGCGCTTGCCGCCATCTTCAGTTCCATCAGCTTGAGCTGCGCAGCGGCGGGAAGAGACGCGGCAGAATACTCCAGAACCGGCTTGCCATTGCGTCCAATCTCTTTTGTCGGACGGGCTTTGATTTCTTCGCTCTGCTGTTTGCGAAAGATCGTGCGCTCGGTCCAGCCGGTGAGCTGCTCCACTTCCCTGCGCGAGATCCAGACGGAGTGCGTCATTGCTGAGCCTCCGCTTTGTTGGCCTTCGCTTTACGCGCCAGCAGAGCGATGACTAGAACCTTTGTGCCGCGTGGAAGCTGCTGCCAGCGCTGGAGAGAATATTTGGAAAGCGCGTCGCACGGATACATCTCTTGTTCCAGCAGCTCATACCGTTCCGTGCTGTTCAACGAATTCCACTTGCGTCCAGCCGCTCCCATCAGATGGCGAAATACTTCCGCAGCGGCTTCGCGCGCGGCCGGAGTTTGCGGATGCACGGTTAGATAAGGAGAGGCTGCTGGCAGGATGATCTTCTTAATCATCGGCTGGCCCTCCGGTCGATAATGTTGCGCGCAATTTTCTTTACTTCTGTTTCCGCGCGCTCTCTCTCAATGACCTGCTCACCCAGTGCGACGACATCGGCATTTTCCTTATCGAGTAACAGGAAGCTGGCTTGCTCGGCGATGTAGTGCAATAGTCGCCAGTCGCCTGTGGACTGGCAGAAGGCGCGCGACCAGGCAAACGGGAATCTGTGTGCGACCTTGCCATCAGCAGTGAAGTTATTCAGCATGTCCGCCGTTACCTTGGTTGAAAGAAGCCATGCCATGCGCTCGGCAATCTGTTCTCTGCTCTCGCCTGACTTCTTGATTGCCTCGGCGAGCAGGCCGCGCGTGACAGCGTCGTCGTTGAAGGTTCCGGGCAACAACTCTGGATCGCCCTGCGTTTCCTTCTCACTGACGATTTTTTCTGTCAAATTAGTCATGGACTTTTTTTACTGTTGGGCCTGAGAATCTCCGGGCCATGCAATCACGCTGCCGCGCCCGAGAGTTCTTTGTCGATCCTTCTGAGTTCTCTCCGAATGGCGGCCGCCACCTTCGCCGATTTGCGCTCTCCCAGGGCGACACGACGGACGTGGGAAGAATCAACTCCCAGCTGCCTAGCGACGCGGCTGAAGATTCCGGTCTGCCGGGCGATCCTTCGGAGGTCCTTGTCGGTCGTGGTATCTTTGTTGGCCATAATTCGGCGGGCCAAATTCCGGCCCAGTTATTACCGCAGAAATATAACCGCAGTAATAAGACCGAGTCAAGGGGAAAAGAGGAGCCTGGGGTGTCATCTCTGCCAGAGTGGGCGGTCCACATCGGCAAACTAATGAAGGGTAAGAGGCTTACGCAGCAAACCCTTGCCGCCAAGATGAACGTTACTCAGGGTTCGGTGTCCAATTGGCTCAACGGAAAGAAGGAGCCTAAGCCGGAGATGTATTTTCGTATGGCTAAGATTTGGCCTGATGCGCCGGAAATGCCTCTCCTCTTAAAGCGCGCCTCAGATATTTCGGGATCATTTCAGGTACCAGGGTTCGAACCAATGATAGGAAAGAGAAAGCCTGCGGCGGGCACTCGTCGCGTAAAGTTCGGCAAGCTCACCAGCGAAGCCGTAGAGTTACCACTTCTAAAAGACCCCGCAGCAACGGGAACTCCGAGACAAGTTAACGAGGAAGAGATAGAAGACTATCTCCCACTTCCCGGATCGCTCTGTCCTCACCCGGAGGAGATGGTCTGCATCAAGGTGCAGGGCGACTCCATGAGTCCGCTCCTGGAGGATGGCTACATTGTCGCCGTGGACACAGCTCAGAAGGACCACTCCCGATTACACGGGCAGATGGTTGCAGCGCGCGATCCCGAAGGCGGAGTCACGATCAAATGGCTGCGACTGGTGGGCAAGCAGGAGATGTTGCTTCCGCAATATACCAGCAAACGTCACCAGCCGGCCGTGCTCTCATTCGGAGACGACGAGAACGAAACGGGCTGGGCAGTTGTGGGACGCGTGTTGTGGTGGATCGGCATGCCGAGCTGAAAGAAGGAAAGTGTAAGTGATCGCTACTGCCATTCTCGGCATCCAGTTCGCCGCCGCCATTGTCCTGGCGATTATTCTCGTCAGGCGCAGGGTGCACCGGAAGCTGCCTTTCTTTTCCACTTACGTCATCTACTCCATCGCCGCCACTGCTCTGCAATGGGCGTGCGTCTCACACCAGCAGCTTTACTTCACAGTTTATTGGCTGACCGAAGCGGGCGATGTGGCGCTTGCCGTCGCCGCGACTTGTGAAAGTTTCATTACCACATTCCGTGGCTTCTTTGTGCTCGCCTGGTTCCGCTGGCTGTTGCCAGCGCTGGCGGTCACCGTTGCGATCTACGCCGGCTGGAAAGCCTGGATTCATCCGCCCGTGCTGAACAGCACCATGGCGGCGCTGGTTGTGGGCTTAGAGATCGGGCTACGATATTTCATTGCTGGCGTGTTTTTCCTGTATGTCGCGTCGCGACGCTATGTGAAGATCAGCAATTCCGGTTTCCAGTACAACGTGCTTCTCGGTTTTTTTCTTGCAAGTGTTGGAATGCTATTGGCTGCGGTGCTGCGTTCTGAATTTGGAACAAACTTCAGGCTTATGATCGCGTGGGCTGCTCCCGTGGGATACTCCGCAGCTTTGTGCGTCTGGATTTCCTCGCTCATCACCACTGTTGCGGATGAGAAACAAAAGGGTACCGCTGGACCGCAAGTTACGGCGGCATCGGCCATTCAAGTGTTGACGCAATACAGCTCGGTTCTAAAGAAGGCTAGAAAATGAACGTCGCTCCTGCCGTCTGGATTCCGCTCACCCTGGTAACGCTGGCCGCTGCGCATGCGGTGATCGACAAACTTACTTCGACTCGCGTCGACGCAGAGGGGATGGCCCTTTTCCTTCGCCGGGTGGACCTGCGGCTGCTGGAGAATCTTCTTGATCCCGCTGAAGAGGCGCGACTCAGAAAAGAACTTTCAACACGGGCATTCAGACGATTGCAGCGCCAGAGAATACTTGGCGCGTGCGAGCAGATCCGGCGCCTGGCCAACAATGCCGGCGTGCTGCTGGTATGGGCGAACGGTGAATATGCCGCCATCGCGGACAAAGGCCGCGCGCAGTTTGATGCGAACGATGCGCTGCTGGTCAGCGTGATCGAGGCGGCGGCGCAGGTGAAGAGCGGAGCGTGGTGGGCATTATTGAAACTGCGCTTCTGGCGCGCGTCATTGGTGCAGCTGTGGCCGTTCCTACCAAGCCCCAGCCTCTCCGATCTGCGCGAAGTATATGGACAAGACCTCCTGCAATCCTATGAAGCATTGACCAGCTCTGCTGGAGAATTATTGATTGTGCGTGGCGGCGAATATTACGACCAGGTGAGAGCAGCGCTGTGAGCAGCCATGAGACGGGCCGCCCACAGCACTGGATTTAGCGAGCCAGTGAAACGGTGCAGGGTCCATTCGGGCACGGCCACGGCGTAGGCCCGCCAAGGCAGATGAGCGCCATCGCAAGGACAAAGAGAGCAGCAATTTTCCGCATGGTGACTGTTCCTCCTGCGATAAGGATAGTTCAGGTGTAGTCGACATGGGAGTGGTCAGAAGGCCGTGTACCCAAAGCCGCAACCGTTAAGGACGAAAGAATGAACTCATATTGTGTTCACTGCGGGAAGCCGACTGCATCCGAAGGGTCGTTCTGCCCATTCTGTGGGCATCCAAAATCTGCCGTCGCATTGCAGCAGCCAGCTAAACGTAATGGACCAGCTATTGCTGTCGTTCTCATTATTTCTCTATTGCTCGGCGGAATCGGATTGTACTTCTACTCACAATACGCAGCCCGCACAGCGGCCGATCACGCGATTGATGCAGCCGTGTCTGCATGCGGCGGCAGCAGCCAAGTGCTGGCGGAGAAAGTTGTCGAGGCGGAAAGTGCTATTCGCGGGCTGCCTTCTGAAGAGTGGGGAACCTATCAGACCAAGCTCCACAATCGCATGAAATTCATATTGTGCGAATAACCGACGTGACACTAGCTGATTACCAGCACCGGAGTTTTTCCACAGACGCATTGAGACCAGCGGAGTTACAACATGCTCCATGGAGTCTCCTTTCGGCTGGCCAGGTGGAAAACAAAGACTAAAGAAGACGCTGCTCGCCGCGATCCCGCAGCACAAAGCCTACGTTGAAGTGTTCGCGGGATCGGCGAAGCTGCTGTTTGCCAAAGCGCCCAGCCCCTGGGAAATCCTGAACGACATCAATGATGACCTGGTCAACTTCTTCCGCGTGGCCAAGCACCGTCCCAGCGAGCTGGCGGAGCGGCTGGAGCACGATCTGATTGCGGCCGGCCGCTTCACCGAACTGAAACAAGAGAAGGCTCACGGCGGCGAAATTGAGCGCGCGCTGCGGTTCGCATATTTAACGTGGTACTCCTTCGGAAGCATGGGCGAGAGTTTTGCCAGCCTGCAAATTAAACACCTGGCAAAGGTGAAGGTGCCTGTAAAGCGCTCCCTCATCCGGGTTCGTGGACTTCTTGCCGACGTCGCCGAGCGGCTCCGGTGCGTTCTGGTGGAGAACCGCGACTTTGCCGACTGCATTCGCCGCTATGATTCACGCGATACTTTTTTCTACTGCGATCCACCGTACACTGACTTTCAGGACAACGGCCGCTACAAACCGATGGGCGCACGCAATCGCGAACTCTTCCAGATACTTTGCCGGCATCAAAGGAAAATTCCTGCTCAGCTTCGATGACTCGGCCCATCGTGGCCGTGGTACGGTGCTATCCGTAAGCCTCTTCTAGAAAATCTCCGCAAACTCCGCATACTACGCAAGCCACGAAAGTTCCCGCAACTGCGATTGCCATTCAGCAACTCTGCCGTACTCTCGCCCTCGGACATACCTGAAAACAGATTTGGACGGCGAGGGACTTCCTACCTTTTTGGAAGGTCCTCTTCCGCATTGGGCGAATATGCAGCCCTTGCTGTCCATTTCTGTGTTTGTGGAGAGCGGGAGCAACGTGGCCGAGTTCGCACCAGCGTTCAAATTCATGATGGACAACGAAGACGCTAAGCGTGAAGGCAAGGTCACGCATGACGGCGACGGCCGAACTCGCTTCGGCATCTGCGAACGCTTCCACAAAGAGATGCCTGCAACGTTCTGGACCTCCCCGCCTGCCGAAGCGCTCAGTGTTGCCGAGACGATCTACCAGCATAGCTACTGGAACGCATCTCGCCTGGGCGAGATCGTTGACCAGGCCGTGGCTTCAAAGATCTTCGACATGTGCGTGCCCATGGGACGCAAGGAAGCGGCGATCCTGGCACAGCGCGTGGCGAATGGTCTGCTGCGTGGCAGTCGCAAAGCGCCGGCCATCGACGGCAAGATCGGCGACCGCACTATTGCTGCACTGAACGCGTGCCCTCCGCAGAATCTGGTGGAAGCGCTCTGCAACCTGTCCAAGGTTTTCTTTTGTGAATGCGCTGCCAAGAATCCCGCGAAGGAACGCGACCTGGAAGGCTGGCTCAATCGCGCCTCTTCAATTCCCGCGCACGCGTTAGGAGCAAGCGCATGAAAAATCGACATACCCCAATGACGACGCGTAGTACCCGGTTCACGCGCGAGGGATGGAGGCGAGCAATGCTGTTCGCCGCCCTCGCGGTGGTTCCGGCAATATCAATGCCCGGCTGCGCCTCGCATCAGCGTCCGCGCACCGCGCAGCCAATGGCGTTCCGTCATTGCGTGGTCACGCACGAACTGCCCGGCTTTGTTGGCTGCGACTGCCTCAACCCTCTGGTGACGTGGGACGCGCAGAGGAAACGCAAAGTCGTCTACTGCGACGGCAAGGTGCAGCAGTGAAAAGTTTCGAAGGAGGAACAATGCAACGAGTAATGAAGGCACTTAGTTTCTTAATTATTTGTTTCGTCGTGGTGCTGGCGATGGTCGGCTGCGGCGCAAAGAAACCGGTGACGCCTGGCGCGCCGGCTGCAACCACGCTCGATAAGTTGAGTGCGAGCGCGTTTGAAATCGCGAACGCGCTGGATACAGGTGAGAAGGAGTATGAGGCGCTTTACGCCTCCAACCTGCCTGGAGTTTCAGACGATGGCTATGCCAAGACCGTGACGCAAATGTTTCTCGGCGGGCAATCCTGCGCAAAGTCTTACATCACGCAACTGAAGTCTTTGATCACGGTCGACGATTCAAATCGGTCGCAGGTGGTCGGTTGGTCAGGCGCTCTCATTTCGTGTGTGAACGACCTGATTAATAACGGCGTGGGGGGAATCAAGAACCTGGAAGCGCGCCAGAAAATCCAGACGCTGCTTGCTCCAATCCCGGGCGCAATCAAGATCATCGCAGATGCCATGGGAATTCCGGTGGCCACGTCGACGCGACCGTGCATCGGTGCGTGCGCAGCTTTTTATTTCACGGAGGTGAACCTTGACACCAGAACAAGAAGCCGGACTTATAGCCCTGGGAATTCAGTCGGTGGAGAACCTGCTCGAATTTCTCACGCGCCTCAAGCAATCAAGAGGTCTTACCGATCAACAGCTCCTGGACGCTGCCGCCAAGATCAACGACGCGGCTGTGACCAGGACTCAGGCGTTCCTTTCGCGTCTCAGCGCCGAGGGATAACCAACCCTATTCGCGAGGCGTGGCTTTACGCGTAAAAACCCTCACTCCCCGGAACTAAGGCTTTTGGCTTAGCAAAGTGGCTCTGGTACCTCGTAGGGCGTCCCGGAGTGTGTGAAACGTCACAACATGCCTTGTGACGTTTCACAAGGGGTATTTCTGGCAATGGTCTGACCTGGGCAGGGATGCCCGGAGGGAACGATGCAACGGATCAAAGAATTTCTGCAGGGAAAAAAGACGTATCTCTCGGCGGCAGCAATCGCCCTGATCGCGGTTTGCGGCTGGTGGTATGGCGTCCTGGACGATACGAAAGCGCTCGCGCTTCTCGGCGTCGCCGGCGTCTCGGCCGGGCTGGGTGCAAAGTCGGAGCGGAACGCCGAAGCGGTCCTTACTGTTCTCCGCGATATTCGCCAGGTGCAAGCGAAGGACTCGGTCGGACAGAAGATCGACGTGAAGCAGTTCACTGCCGATCTCTCAAAGCAAATCATGTCGCAGTTCGCAGGCGGCGGACTCGTTCGCAGCACGCCGGGTGGGGCCGTGAGCAATGTTGTGCCGCTTGCGGCAGACAAACCGGAGGGCGCAGCGAAGTGACGCTGGTCCCCAAAGATCTGCTCTCCAAAATCCCGCACCTGTTGCTGGGCGGCGGGATGGGCGCTGGTGCGGCCATCGCCTACGAGCTGGCTGAGAAAGAACCGAAGGCGCTGATTGAAACCTTTCAGCACTGGGGCGCGCTGTCATTTCTCGCGCTTGTCGGAATGGTGTTGTTGAGCCATGTAGTAGGCCGCGCGCTGGACCTGGGCGAGAGGATGCTGGTGTCGACAGAAAGAACAGCAACCTCGCAACAGCAGCTGGCCGACGCGGTCCAGGCGCTGGTGAATAAAGACGACCGCGAAAAAGAAGAGCAGCGCCGGCTGCTGAGTTTTGTGGGCAGCCAACAGGAAAAAATCATGGTGGCTCTTGATGAGTTGAAACAGCAGGGGAATAGATCGCGGGGAGCAAGCGCATGAGCACACAACAGGCCGCAGCCTTCAGAAAACGCTGGCGCGGCGTGATTCTCGAACTCGTTTACGACGGCCACACCAAGCAGGAGAGCCGCCTGGACGATCTCACTCTTTGGGGACTGATGCGCGATCTCAGCCACGACGTTGGCCAGAACGATGTGCGCACGCTACTGCAGCAGCTCTGTGAAATGAAGTATCTCCGATTCAAACTGGCGCGCAACGACGCCAGCAACGAAGTCCGGATTTCGGAGATCGAGGCTACCCGCTCCGGAATTGCCCTGGTGGAAAAAGAAGAAAGAGATCCACTCGTCCGGGTGCTATGAGATCGGACGCAATGAATAGCTGTCACGCGTGCACCAAGCTGACCGTGAATGGATCGTTGACCTGTGACGGGTGTAGGGACAAGGGACATCGGGATTTGAATTGCGTGGAGTGCCGGCAAGAGAACACGAAGGTGATTTCAATCGCGAATGGCAAGTAAAAAGCCAAAGACCGGAGAAAAGCGGCGCACGCGGCAGCCGCTCAAGATCGACAAGCTGCCTCTTGAGGTCCGTGATGAAGTTCAGAAGCTGCGCGCTGCAGGCAGAACATGGATAGAGATAGAGGAGCTATCGGCCAAGTTTGTTAAGTGGGAGTCGCTGCCAACTCCAGTTCTGGAACTGTTTCCAGATATGCGCTTGCCACACAGCTCTCTTCAGCGCTGGTACGACCTGAGAGTTGACCAGGTCAGGCGTGAGGTGATGGCACGCGCGGATCGCGCAAGGGAATTTGCACAGTCGTTTGCCGGGAAGGGGTTTAAAGAACTTCCTGACGCGGTGATGAATGCATTGCGAGACCAGATTTTCATACTCATGGAATCGTCAGATGACGGCAGTAGGACGAAGGCAATTCAGGGCCTGGGATCTCTCGGCTTAATGATTTCGCGTATTGAACGCACAAAAGTTGCGCAGCGGAAGCTGGACATAGAGGAAGAAAAGCTCGAAGCCGCAAAGAACCGGCTGAAGGAACTCGGAGATCCGCGCGAGCTGTATCTGGGTGTCGTCCAGGAAATTTTAAAGAAGCTACGCACACGAAAAGACGTGCGGGCTGTGATCGATCCGATCAAAGAAGAGTTGATTCAGGAATTTTCTTATGGTGCTGAAGCGTACGCAAAACAGATCGAAGCGGGAGCGGCTTGAACACTCGCGCGCTCAGTTGCGCGCGATCTTTCAGGCCGGTACCGCAACTGATGGAGTCACGAAGGGCTTCCGTCCGCAGACCGTTTTGAAGGCGGCGTGGGATCTCGCTTCGGACATTGAGAGCTTCGTGCGCAAGTATCTGGCTCACTACATGGTTGACCAGGACACGGGGGTCGCCGTTGAGCCGGCCGAGTTTCACAAGGAGCTGTACCAGATTCTTCTCACAACCAAGCGCGGCGCTGTTGCTGCTCCACGCGAGCATGCGAAGTCGACCGTGGTATCGCTCTTCTTCGTTCTTTACTGCGTCTGCTATAAGCTGCGCCGATTCATCGTGCTCCTGAGCGAAACGATGCCGCAGGCGCGACTGCTGCTGAACGCCAACAAAGTCGAGCTGGAAGGTAACGACGCGCTGATTGAGGACTTCGGCAATCTGGTGAATGATGCGAAGTGGGGAGAGGAAGACATTCTCACCACAACGGGAATTCGGGTTGTGGCGCGCGGCGCTGGACAGTCACTGCGCGGACTTCGCCAGCGGATGTATCGCCCGGACCTGGTCATTGGCGACGATCTGGAAAATGACGAGACCGTCGACAACCCTGAGTCGCGCAAGAAGCTTGAGCGCTGGTTTAAAAACGTAGTGCTCAACCTGGGCAAGACGTGCCAGGTCTTTGTGGTTGGCACGATCCTGCATTTTGATTCTCTGCTGGCTCATCTGCTGGACCCTGACAAATACCTAAAGTTCTTTAAGCGGCTATTCCAGGCGGTCGACGATGATTTCACTCCCGAGACGGTGCTCTGGCCGGCTAAGTGGTCACTGGATGATTTGAAGGCGAAGGAAGAGGATATCGGGCCAACGGAGTTCAATCAGGAATTTCGCAACCGTCCGATCAACTCCGACACACAGAGTTTTAAAGAGAGCGACATCATTCGCCACGCTTACACGCGCGCATCGATTGAAGGCATGTCGCTGGTGAAACTCACCGGCATCGATCCCGCGATCAGCAAGAAGGAAAAGGCCGACGACTTTGCCAGCGTGACGGTCGGCATCGATCCTGACGGATTCATTTTGGTCCTGCGAGCCGAAGGTAAGAAACTCAGCTTCCCTGAGCAAAAGAAATTTGTTTTTGATCGCTATGACGAGGAACAGCCCGTCGCCATCGGCGTGGAATCCGTCGCATACCAGAAGGCGCTCAAGCAGGATCTGGACGAAGAAGGCCGCAAGAGTGGCCGCTATATTCCCGTAGTAGAACTGCAGGCGGACACCGATAAGTTCCGCCGCATCACGGCGATCTCGCCGCTGGTTGAAAACGGCACGATTCGATTCTGCCTGGACGGCACGCAAAAGAAGCTGATATCGCAGCTCCTTTTCCTGGGCAAGATGCACGACGATCTTGCCGACGCGCTCACGATGGCAGTTAGCCTGGCGCGCAGCCGCAGCTTCAAGCCGGCAATGGGAATGATCGTTGCTAAAGACGACTGGTACACAAATCAGCAGCGCGGCATCATGACGCGCACGGCGCAGGAGATCTCCGGGCGGGATCGCCAGGATGAAGACGCGCAGCCGGCAGTGTCTGGCGGCAGGAGGTCTCTATGGGCTTCTCGCTAGTCAAGACCGTGCAGACCTGGTCCGCGTCGGTGAAAAAGGCGCTCGGTAAAAAAGTGGCTGAAGCCGTGACGCCGTTCCTCTTCGGTTTGACCGCCGCTGATGGCGAAGATGCAAAGTTCCGCCGCATCACCTCGCCCAACACGATCCGCGATCTTAACCCGCTGATGCATGAGCGGATGCAGGCGGTGTGCTTCTACCTGAAATCAACGACGCCTTTTGGCAAGCGCATTGTTGAGGTCATCACCAGCTACGTGGTTGGTGAAGGATTTAAACCGTCCGCGACTGACGAGACCGTTCAGGAAGTGATCACGGAATTCTGGAATGACCAGGTCAACAATATCGATCAGGCGTTGAAAGACTACTGTGATGAGCTCACTACGTTCGGCGAGTTGTGCCTGCCTGTCGCGGTGAATCCAGTGAACGGCAAAGTGCGCCTTAGCTATATAGATCCGCTGCTACTGGAATCCGTGGAGTACGGAACTATCGAAACGTCCAGCGGCCAGCAGCAGATTCTCATTCCAGTAGCTGTGCGACTGAAGCGTAAGCAGTCAGAGACCGAGGGCCAGCGTCTGGAGATCGTGCGGGTCGACGAAGATCCGAACTCTGAAACCTTCGGTCAGCTTAAAGGCGATTGCTTCTATTTTGCGATCAACAAAGCCAAGGGCGCCAGCCGCGGACTCTCTGAATTATTCAGCCTGGCTGACTGGATCGACGTGTTCGACCAGATGATGTTTGATTTCGCGGACCGTGTGCGCTTCCTGAATGCTTTCGTGTGGCACTACTCCATTAAGGGCGCGAGCGAGCCTGACCTGGAGAAATGGAATAAGAAGGTCACACAGAACCCTCCGCGCCAGGGCAGCGTGTGGACGACGAATGAAAATGTGACTATCGAAGCGAAGACTCCCAGCTTTGCCGGCGCGGACATGTCGGAAGCCACGCGCTCCATCAAACTCTATGGTTTGGGCGGTGCTGGACTGCCGGCATGGTTCTTCGCCGATCCCGTTGACAGTAACCGCTCCACGGCCGACGAGATGACAGGGCCGACAGGAAAGAAGCTCACAGACCGCCAGAATCATTTAAAGAGCGCGTTGATGCAAATCCTCATATTCGTGGTGCAGCAGGCGATTTACCACGGAGTACTGGCTGAGGGAGTAGACACAACGGTGAAGCTGCAAGTCCCCGATCTGATGATCAAGGACATGCAGAAAGCCGCTACCACAATGGCAGCGGTGGTGAACTCGGTTTCCATCATGGCTGAAAACTTCTTTATCACCAGGAAGACGGCCGCGCGCGCGTCCCACGTCGTGCTCACGCAGATCGGGATTGAAGTTGATGCTGACGAGTTCGAGCAGGCGCAAAAGGAAAAGGCGGCGCACGAAGCTGATCTGATTCCGGAGCAAACAGTTTTAAGTAAGGCTCTCCAGCAACTCGAAACGCCTGCCCAGCCAGCGTCAGGAGCTGTGCAATGAGCCTCCAGCAGCAGTTCTCGGCCAAGATCGCCGACATGATCGCGCAGTCCGCAAACCTTTCTCTCGAGGCGCGCCGCAAGGTGCTGGAGATGCTGGATACCGTGCGCAAAGAAATCGTCGTGCGCCTGGCGGGAATGAATACGTCCAGCTTCAGCGCCGCGCAGCTCGCTGTGCTTAAGGGCCAGATCGATGTGCTCTTTAAAAGATTCAGCGCCGACGCGACGAAGCTGCTCGACAGCTACGAGGCGCAGGAATTAACCCTGGGGTCGCAGATGATCGTGCAGCCGATCACTGTCTTGGGCACCCCATCGCTGGGGCAAATATCCACGTCGGCGCTCACCATTGCCCAGGCTTACACGGCGGACCTCGTCTCTGGCTTATCTGTGGATGCGGCGGCCAAAGTAAATGCTGCGATCGCGCGCGCCTTCTTTGGCGGCCAGCAGATCATGGACATCATCGCGCAGATGGGTCGCGCGATCGGCGGCGACAAATTCAACGGGATATTTGACGCGCTCGGCCGGCGCGTGACCACAATCGCGCTGAATGAACTTCTGCGCGTGCAGTCCATCGCCGCGCAGGCGCGGCTGGAAGATGCATTCAGCCGTCTACCCGATCTGCAGAAGCAATGGCGTCACCTGAATCTGGCGCGCGTGCCCAGGCCTGGACACATCGCTGCGGACCGCCAGGTGGTGGGAGTGAAAGAGTTTTTCATCGTGGAAGGCGAAGCGTTGATGTATCCGCGCGATCCCAGCGGATCGGCGGGGAACACGATCAATTGCCACTGTATGACTGCGCCATACTTCGCGCCTGAAGTGTTGAAGGCCACGGCGTCGCAAAAAGGTTTGTTGGAGAGTTTGGGAATTTCAGTCAGCGCCGCATAGCGGCAGAAGGAGAGCGACATGGCAGAGAAAATCCAGATTCCAGACGCACCCGCAGGATTGCCGGCAGCGGTGGAAAAGATGTGGAAGCAGACTTACGAGTCTGCTTTCAAAGAAGCCCAGGAAGAATCGCCCGATGATTTGACCACTCAAAGACAGCTCGCTTTGCGTGAAGCAAACCGTCTCTTGAAGACGCCGGAACTCACCAGCTACAGCCAGGCGATGGACATCGAGGACTTTCACTTCCTGCTGCGCGAGCCCAGCAAAGACGGAAAGACGCTGCGCGTGGTCACGCGTCACGGAAAAAAATACAACCTCCCGATTCCGGCGAAGGCGCAGAAGCCGGTTGACGACAAGACCGACGACAAAAAGAAGGGCACCCAAAACGCAAACGGCAATGGCGGCGGCGAAGGTACTGGCAGCGCGGCAACAGGCGCTTAACCCAGCTTTTTAAAAACCAAGCTGAAAGGCTGAGATGAAAACGAAAAAGAAAAACGGCACGCGCGTCCTGCTCACCAGGGAGGCAGACATGTCCTTCGACGATCTGGAGTGTGAACTTCAGGAAGAGTTGCAGGAGAAGTTCGGCACCGACGCGTTCGGCTCGCCGCTTTACATCTTGGTTGAAGCTTTCCCGGACTACGTGATCGCGCGTGGTCCGGGCGGCAAACTATTCCAGCTTTCTTACTCGGTTGATGACCAGGGCGAAGCGACGCTGGGAGATCCGCAGGAAGTGGAGACAGCTTTTGTACCTGTCTCTCAGTCCGGGATATTCATGGCCGCTGAAGCCGGCGTTGCCGTGGATGATTGGGTCTATCCGGTGCAAGTCATGCAGACAGGCTGGGCACACGGTGCTGTGGCCGGTCAGAAGAACGTGCCGCATTACTTCACGCCTGCGGTCGTGGCAGAAGTCGCTGCCGCCGTCAATGGCGCAAAGTTTGGGCGTATGCATCCGGTGAACGGCACGGGCGCGGAAGATGCGAATCGCGTCGCAGGCTGGATGGAGAACGGCAAACTCGTCGGTGAAGCAGCCGTTGGCGACGTTCATCTTTTGAAAAACGAAACGGCGCTGCAGGCCAAGCTTTATGCAGCCAGAGCTTCCGGCAAGCTGGACCTTTTCGGCGTCTCGATGCTCGGCTACATCCAGTTCGAGGCCGGCAAGGTCGAAGGGAAAGACTGCCTGGTCTCAAAGAGGCTGGGCAAATTGATCAGTGTTGACCTCTGCGCAGAAGCTGGCGCGGGAGGAAAGTTTCTGCAGTATGCGGCATCGAAGGCGGTCCTGGCCGAGATCTCGCAGATGCAAAAAGAATCGCTGGTGAAAACCAGCGAAAGCGGCAGCGCAGACAGCGCGGCCAGAAAAACAGGAGCAATGATGAAGGAACGCATTAAGAAGTTGATTGAATCGCTCCGGAAGCACGATGCCGGCCGCGCCACTGCACTCACTACGGAATTCGCAGCTGTGAAAGACGAGCAGCTCTCGGATTTCATGTTGACGGTAAGTGAGGCCGTGACTGAAGCTTCGGAGAAATCCTCGCAGACGGTGACAACTCACACAGAGATGACCGCGCTCGTCACTGAATCCCGCGCCGCGCTGGATGAAGCGAAGAAGATAAAGAGCGCCAACCTGGTGGAAACCAAATTGGTCGCGTCCAAACTTCCCGCGCCGGCAATGCAGTTGGTGCGCCAGGCTTTTGTTGACGACAAAGGCGAACAGCTGATCGTGGCTGAATCTGCGGTTGATAACAAGATCAAGCAGATCCGCGACGCGTTTGCGGCTTACTCCAACATCGGACGCATCGGCGGAGGCCGCACAGAAGTGGGACTGGAATCGCGCGACAAAGCGCAGCTCGCGATGGACCGGATGCTCGGAGTAACTGAGTCTGGGCAGAAGGCATACGTCGAGGTTATGGGGAAAGCTGGGAAAGAAGTGACGCTGCTCGCGGGCGAAGCGGGCATCAAGGCATTTCGCGGCCCCAAGGAAGCCTACATACTTATTACGGGGGACCGTGACTTCAGCTTCGGGCGCAATGGCGAGGGAGGATTCACAAAGGTGACGGAGGCCGTGGCCACAACGGATTTTCCGAACATCTTGCTCGATTCCATGTTTAAGCGGCTTATTCAGGACTACAGCGAAGTGGGAATGAGCGGTCTTGATCAGCTCATCACGGAAGGTCCCGCATTGACCGATTACCGGACGCAGAGCCGTATCCGTGAAGGCTATATGTCCGATCTCCCAATCGTCGCGGAAGGCGCACCCTATCTGGAGTTGACGAAACCCACAGACGAGAAGGTCACCTACGCGCCGCAGAAGCGCGGCGGATTGCTGACCATCTCGGAGGAAACGATCCGCGCCGACGATCTCGGAAAGATCAAGCAGTTTCCCATGCGTCTGGCGCGCTCCGGGCGGCACACGCTGAAAACGTTCGTCACCAACTTCTTTATAAATAATCCCAATTATGTGCCTGACGGCGTGGCCTGGTTTAACGTCGGACACAACAACCTGGCAGTGTCTCCTTTTAGCATCGACGCCTTGATCGCGCAGGAAGCGATCCAGATGAAACAGACGGAGAAGGACTCCGGGAACCGACTCGCGCGTCGGATCTCATGGGTCATGGTTCCCGTGGATCTCGCTGCTCAGGCGTGGAAGGCCAACAACAGCCAGAACTACAACCCTGGCTCTGGCATCTTTGAGCCCAATCCTTTCTATCAGCGATTTGGACCTCCGGGCACAGGCAAGCAGGCGCCTCCGGGGATCATCGTCAATGAACTGCTGACTGATACGAACGACTGGTACTACGGCGTGGACGTTGCTGATGTGCCAATCTTCGAAGTCGGATACATTGATGGCATCTCGACTCCGCAGATCTACCTGGCAGACATGCAGACGCAGGGCACGCAGTTCACCAACGACCAGATCCAGTACAAGCCCAAGTTCCCCTTCGGCGGGGCGATCCTGGACTTCCGTGGAGCTGGCAAATCGGTGGTGCCATAACGAATGGCTGCTGGCACTGGTTAGCCGGTGCCGGTTTGAAGGTTCCCTGGAGTCAACCAGCTCCAGGGGATTTTCCAAACCGCTCCCGCGAACGGAACGGTTTGCAAAATCAAAAACCGAGGTGAGAAGTGAAAAGAACAAGTCGATTTGAATTTCTAAAGGTGCTGCTGGTCCTGATGCTGGTGGTGTGCATGGTGCTGCCGCCTGTGCCGGCTGCGGCGCAGTCCATAAAGACGTACCGTGACGCCACGGGCGGATTCCTGAATGAAACCACGTTCCTGCCTTCGGCCGCGTACACGACGAGCAACAACGCAATCGTGCCGATTGACGTGGGCGGATATGACGTTGGGGTAATCATCATCAACGTGACGGCCGTATCTGGCACAACGCCCTCGCTCACGGTGAACTTCATGGGATGCGACTCGCCTCCTGGATCTTCGACGTTTCCTGCGAACGCGAACTGCGGCATACATACCGCGTCCACGGCGATCACGACCACTGGGGTGTTCTTTGTCAAGGTAGACCACACCACGCGGTATTCCACAATTCAAACGGTGATTACGGGAACGTCGCCATCCTTCACGATGACGATCAGAGGACAGTTCAAGACCAGCGTTTAAAAAAAGAGGTTGGTGGTGCGCGGCGCAATCTCCTCGCTGCGCGTCGGCAAGAGTCCGGGCTGGAAGGGGGACACCCGCCCGGGACTTTTGTGAAACAGAAAGGATTAACGCACATGAAAGTGGTTCTTACATCATGCCCAGAATGCGCAGAATGTGGTGCGCCGCTCCACATCGAGTTAATACCTAAATATTTTGATGAAGATAAGCAGGTTGAGATACCAGAGGGAAAGGTATGGGAGCATCCGCCAGTACCCAAATGCTCTTCGTCAGAGAAGACATTTGATCTCATAGCTGATCTAGAACCTGCAGAGTGGAAACTGTAAACAGCTCTTTTATGGATATCAAGCTCGCTAGATTCTCGGACCGGCAGATCTCGCTCATGATGGGCAGCCTGAACACAGGCAGAGATTGCATGGCCACGCGTTTGATCTGCGAAGCCAGCTACCGCCTGGCGCGCGCGGGCGGCGCTGCCATGACCGAGGAAGAAGATGAGCTGCTTGACGACATTATGACTTGTGAATATCGCTTGCGCATCAGTCAGCGCAGGCAGCGGCGTGGTAAATACGAAACGGTGAGGAAAGGAGGTCGCGGAGAATTGTCAGAGCCATTGCCAGCGCGCAGACGTCGTACAGCAATCGCCAGCACGACCCTGCGCCTGGTGGTGAAAAATTAGCCCTATGAACCTCGCCGACTTTGAAACCGGAGTATTATCGCGCATCCAGGACAGCGCCAACAAAACCAGCCTGTCGGATCGAGACGATGCGATCACGCAGGCGGTGAAGCGCTATTCCAAGGATCGTCCACGCGAGATGGTGACGGACCTGGTGGGCGCGAACAATGCATTGTTGGCTCTTCCCACGGGACCCGCCACGCCTCCTGAAACTTTCGAAGATGGATTCTCCATCGTGCGCTGCATCGAATTCCCGGTTGGCAACCTGCCACCCACGTTTCTTGAAGGTGAAGACTGGCTGCTCTATCGCACACCAGCGGGATTGAAGATCGCTCTCACCAGCATGGTTCCGCAGGCCAGTGACACTCTTCGCGTGACCTGGACCGTGCGTCACATCCCCGGCACGTCAGGAGAAAGCCCAGTCGCAACAACGGTTCCCGACGCCGACTTTGAAGCCGTGTGCGATCTGGCTGCTTCCTTCTGCTGCGACAAACTCTCGGCGGCATTCGCGCGCACCAATGATTCCAGCATCCAGGCGGACGCGGTGAACTACCGTAGCAAGTCTCAGGAATACGCGTCGCTGGGCAAGCAATTGAAAAAACGCTATGACGACCACATCGGGATTGAGGAGAGCGGGAGCGGATCGTCGGGCGGCAGCCCCACAGCCGGCGCGATAGCAATCGGCGATATGAACCTCACTCAGGGATCTGGCGTGGACCGTCTCACGCACCGGAGGCCGCGCTGATGGCACTGACACGTAAACAGCGAGAAAGAGTCCTCCAGCGGGTTCGGATGCTTCCGCCCGCTGCTCAGGACGCATTTTACAAATGGTCGTTTGACCAGGACGTGCGTACGGCAAATGCGATGTTGTGGATGCTGGGTGTGATGGCGCTCGCGCTCATCGGCCTTTCTGTCTACGTGATAGGGATCAGCTGATGGCGAATGAATTAAAGCTCACCATCACCGGCCTGCTGGAAGCTCCAGCCGAGCTGCACGCCGCGATGATGGCTGGCATCCCGATTGGATTGGAAAAGATCGGCCTGCGTGGTATTCCGCTGGTGCAGGACCACACACCTGTGGGCGCGACGGGAAATCTTTTCGGCGGCGTCTTCGCGGAGTTTCACCAGGACGGACCGCGCATGGAGGAGATCATCGGCGTGCATCCTCCGGCTGACATGTATGCGGGTCCTGTTGAACTGGGCACGCGCCCGCACTTTCCGCCTCCATCGGCGCTCCTGCTGTGGGTGCAAAAGAAGCTGCACATCGAGAATGAGAAAGAGGCGCTATCAGTCGCCTTTGCGATCTCCAGATCGATTGCGAAACGCGGCACGCAGGGACAGCACATGTTTGACCAGGCGTTCGCGCAGCTGCAGGCGGAAGCGCCGGGAATCATGGAACGCGAGATCGCCGTCGCCATTGAAGAGTGGCAAGCGGGTAGGCAGCGCTTTGACCTTCTGGCAGGCTTCGGAGGCGTGAACTAATGTCACTCCGCAAAATCATCGATCAGACGGCCGTCATCGCTGCAGCCGTGGCGAATTCCGGCAAGGTCTACAAACACCTGGTGTGGAGCACTGACGACGCGGACATCGTTGCTCTCTTTCAGGATGCGGCGGGGCGACTGAATACGATCATGATCACGCGGGAGAACACTGCGTCCGTGGATCGCGGCCCGAATGACAATCGCGACCGTCACACCATTCTGTTGAAGTGGTACCGCAGCGCGAAGGTCCTTGCCTCAGATGCTTCGTCGGTCACAGAGGATAGTTTTCAGGACGACGTGGAAGCGATGCGCACGGCGTTTAAGAACAATCGCAAATTGACGGACGCGCAGCAGGTTCACCAGGCTAGATGGTGCGATCCCATGACGGCGCGACTGGTCACGTTCGTGATGTTCAAAGGAATTCTCTGCAATTACGCGGAGCTGCTTTTTGTGGCCGAGGATGGGCCATTCAATACGACATCGGTGTAACGGGAGGAAGTATGGCAAGAGAAGATTTTGTCAACGTGAGGCTCACAGAGTTAGGCAAGGAGCGCGCTGCAGGCGCGCGCATTCAGGTTCATGCCGGCAATCACTCGTTTGTCTTTGAGCCTGGCGAAGTGAAGATGGTAACGCGCGCGTTCGAGTGGGAGCGCGTGCTCAAGAATGAGCACTTCAATGGACATGCTCTGTTTGAGATCGTGCCCGACGCGTCAGAAGAGACACCAGAGCAGGCTGCTGAAGGGCTGCGGGATCTCGGCATCGACGCTACAGCTACGCCGCAAGGCATCATGGTGGAAACCAAGGAGGTGAGCGCTTGATCAGGTTAAGTTACGGCTTCTTTAATATGGGCATTCGTTTTATCAACTGGATGCTGCGCTGCATTGTGCTGCGGTTTGCCTTCGAGCCGCAGGACGTGCTCGACATCCGCAACCTGGTCATTGCGCCCAACAAGCAAAACAACTTTCTCACGCCGGTCGCTGCAGCGAGCTACACGCAGCGGCCGCGCAATGCCGGCAATTACAACGCGGTCCATACTCCGTCCCATTACACTGATGAGCAAATGGCCAACAAAGGCCATCAGTGGGCTGCGACGAAGCTGCGCATTGCGGAAGCGAGCAGTTTTGACGGCACGATGGACCTGGACGCGTTCCTCGCCGGCTGGGTGCTTTTCTTCATCCTGGGCAATGAGACCGTCACGGGTGCTGGGCCCTTCGTGCACACGATGAAGTTCCTTCAGGCGACCAACCAGATGCCGGTGACCTCGTTGCTGTGCCAGGAAACGAACGACGTGATCTTCCAGCTGCCTGACATGGCGATTCTTGACCTGGTCATCTCCGGAAAAGAGTCTGGTCCGCTGCAGGTGCAGTTCAAGATGGTGGGCAGCGGTAAGAAGGTGGACGGAGCGGTCACGTTCCCGCCATTGAGTGCGCCGCTATTCCTTTTTGGTTCGGACACCGATATCAAAATTGGGCCTTCCGCGCCGGACCTCACCGATCCGCGCTTCCAGATCGTGCTTTCGACAAGCGTACTCGGCGCGCAGGCGCAGCGCACTGCCTTCTATAGATTCACATATACGAACGCTGCTGGTGAAACCATCGGCAGCCAGGAGATCTCAATTCTGGTCCCGGCGAACAGCGTATCGAAAGCGACGATGCCAGCGGCGCTGCCGCCCGGAGTTACAGGTGTTTTCGTATATGCCGCGATTATCACAGCGACGGAAACAAAACAGGCTGGTGGACCATTCGCCGCTGCTGCCGTCTTCACCGAGCCGGGCACGGGCTTTGTTGTGGGCGCGGCGCTGCCTACGGCAACCACTGCGCTCAGCAGCATCAAGGAACGCGTGACAGACTGGCAGGTCCATATCACCGCCGAGATGGTCCCCAATCTCGCTCCAGGCAGCGGCTTCTGGGCAACCTTCATGAAGGTGCTGAAACAGCGCGCCAACGTGATGGTCAACGTGAAAGCGACCAGTGCCGACGATATGCGCACGATTTCAGAGAACGACACGCAGAAGGAACTACAGATCATCACCAACTCCGGCGCGTCGCAACAGATGACCCTGCAGTTTCCTTACACCATGCTGGACACATTCCAGATCGGGCAGAGCGGACGTGAGCAGATCTGGCAGATGAATGCCGGCGACAACGCCGTGCTCAAGCCCGGACCGCAGGAAGTGTTTCAGGCCATCGTGATCAATAACCAGGCTGCCTACGGAGTGGGCGCTTAAACAAGGAGAATCATGGATCTGGACGACCTTTTTAGTTATCACCCGGTTGAGGCTGACCAAGTCGCGAAGTATGAAGCGATCAGAGCCGCAGCCAAACAGTTTGCCAAAACCATCCTGGAGAACACTCCGCGATCAGCTGACCAATCGGCCGCGATTCGCAAGATTCGCGAAGCCGTGATGACAGCCAACGCGTCGGTTGCTCTCAAAGGACGGTTCTAGCGCGCAGTGCCGCAGGGTAGAGAAAAAAAAGCTCTGCCCTGCGGTCCATAGATGTGGTAAGAAAGATAAAGCCATGATGATCGGACAATATTATTGGAGCACGTTCCTAACCGAGGACCACACCTTGGAACAGAAGCTTGCTTGGATTGCAGCGTACGCGCTTTATCTTAGCGAGGCACCGGAGCGTCCGGGCTGGTGCCAGAAAAAAGCCGACGACGATTACGGCCAATTCGTCGGTCAGGTCCAGTCTGAGGTTGAGCAAATATTGGACGGAATAGACCGGCAAGAGACTGATAAACCGTCAGGATGGTGGGAAACATCCACGGGTGCAGAGTTTGGTAAAGAACGTCTGCGCCTCATCAGGGATGCTTTTAAGCAAGTCCAGTAAGACATCAGCATCGCTTCGCTGATGAGAGCAGCACCGCTTCGCTGCTCTGAGAGTCGGCACCGCTTCGCCGCTCTCACCGAGAAACGTTCCACGTAGCACAAAATCCAAAGTCAATTTTTCAGGAGAACTCCATTTATGGAAGCGGCAAACGTTTTAGAGAACGGCAACGAACTCAGCAATGCAACCTGGACACCTCCAGCACTGCTCATGCTCGACGAACCTCGCGTGCTCGTGCTGCGCGAAGGCAAACGCGATTACACCTTTTACTTCCGGCGCATCCTGCAGCCCGACTGGGAGAGTTATTTCAGCGGGTTCTATATATCCTCCCGCACAGAAGGCGTGGCGCAGACGAACACCACTGATATTCAGACGACCGGCATCGAGCTGCTTGAATCCACATTGACAAAAGTGGTCGGCTATTCGCGCGAGCTGACCACACTGGAAGATTTCAAAAAAATATTGCCGCGCCACTCTGTTCCGGTTTCCGGGCTGCTGAGTGAGGTCTACAGATCGGATATTGATGATGACAAGCCGTTCGACTGTGATTCCGTGGAAGCGCGGATCGACGCCATGTGGTCAAAGACAACGCCGGCGAATAGCAACACCACATATAAAGGGTTGGTTCACCGCTTCAAGCCACCCACCATCGAGCAGAAGAGACGCTACATGCGCGGCGGCGCTGTCAGCCGCGTGGGTGGCTTGCGCAAGGGCAGCACTACCGTCTACTCAACCAGAAACCGCCTGCTGCTGGAACTCTATGACCAGCTCATCCTTTCCGTCGATGGATATGGCGTGGCCGGCAAGGCATTGGAATCCGTCGAGCAGATCAGGCGCGAGATGGATGGCTACCACAAAGCGGAAGCAGTGGCGCAGCTTTTCGTCACGGGTGAAGCTCGGCCTGAGGGCGCTGTGGAGGGGGCTTAGTCTGTGATCGTGACGCAACACATGGACGGCGTGCGACAAGCAGCGCTTGAGCTGATGGTGGAATCTCTGGACGCGGAGGACGTGGAACGGCAGCTCGATAATCTCCGCGCGCAGGACGCCGACGAAGAGACGCTGGCCAAAGTGATGCCTATGCGCACCATGGCGGACGGCTTTTACGACTTTGCCAGCTACATCCTGTGGATTCGCGGATTGATCGATTCGAACGTGGAGATCCCGATCATGGCGGACGAAGCCGAGGGCCTGCGTGCGCTGGAGGCCGCCCGCCAGGAATTTGAGCGCTCTCATCCTGCGTGCCCGCAATGCGGCACGAGGCAATATTCCAGCACCGCCATGCGCTGCCGCAAGAGCAGATGCGGCATGGACTTCAGGAAGTCACGCTGATGGCGACGCCAGTACAAATCACGGTCACGGTTGATTCGAACGGAGCTGTTACCGGCTTCCAGCAGATCTCGTCTTCAGGCGATGCCATGGGATCGAAGGTCGTTACTGCTTCTGAAGCGGCAGCTGCGGCTATTGCTAACCAGAGCAAGGCCACACTCACGGGCGCAGCGGCCGTTGCGGTCCTCACAGCCAAATGGGAAGAAGAGCAGAAGACAATCGCTGAAGTGAACGCGCGCATTAAAGAGAACATGGCGGCGATGGCGGCCACTACTGCAGCTACCCAGAAGTCGGCAGCCGTCATGTCGGGAAGTTGGGTACCCATGGTAAGAAGCGCGTCCACCGCGTTCATGGGCATGACCAATGAGCAGACGAAGGCCAACGTCGCCGGCAGGCTACTGGAACAGACACTGGGACTTCAGAATCGCGCACTCAACCAGGTTATTTCACGCAGCTCTATCCTTGGCCCAATCATGGCGGCAGCATTCCCTCTTGCGATCATTGATGCGGCAGTGCCCATGATTATGAAGGTTGGCGAGGGCATCGCCAATGCAGCCCAGGCCGCAGGCGGCATGACCGAAGCGATGAAGCGGCTGAACGATGAGACGCTCCAGGCGAATAAAGGAACGTTCCTCAATCCCAAGAATATGGACCAGGCGCGTGAGCACCTCAATATCGTCAACAGCGAGATTTCAGCCAACGACAAGCTGAAAGACTCTTTGAACGCGCGTCTTCAGAAAATCTATGACGAATC